CGTGTTGACTTTTCAGCCCGTTCTGTTATTACTCCTGATCCAAATTTATCAATTCGTGAATTGGGTATTCCATTGAAAGTTGCCAAAAATATTACAAAGCCTGTCACCGTAAATGACATGAATAAAAAATTCTTACTTAAGTTGGTTAGAAATGGTCCAGATGATTACCCTGGAGCCAAGATATTGGAGAAGAAAAATGGTGAACAAATTACCCTTCGGTATGCGGATAGAGAAAATATCCAATTGGAAAATGGTGATATTGTTCATCGCCACATGATGGATGGTGATGGGGTGTTATTTAACAGACAACCCACCCTTCATAGAATGAGTATGATGTGTCATATAGCAGTTATTATGTACAAGGGTGATACCTTTCGCATGAATGTTGCTGACACAAAACCATACAATGCCGATTTTGACGGGGATAGATTTTGTCCCCAACAGGTGACCGCTCAATAAGTTGTAGATATACTTATTGGGGAAAACGGTGTAAAGTCTACTAGTAAATGTATTTCGTGTAAAGGTACATATTACTAATATAATCATCTAGTCATTCTTTCAAACTAATATAAAAATAAAAATTGCTCTAATTAATAAACAATATCAATAGTATGAATATGATATTAAACAAAGATGAAATAGACAAAGTTGTTGGTGAAATATACAAAATGACAAATACTACAAATGGAAAACATTATATTGGTCAAACACGCAGTCACAGATTAAACCATGATAAATATAGACCGTTTGGATATTTAGGAAGATTCAAAGACCATATACATGAAGCACATTCAAATAAGAAACATAATTCAAGGTATTTGAATTCGGCTTTAAGAAAATATGGGGAAGAATGTTTTACTTGTGAACTAATTCATACTTGTAAAGTAAGTGAATTAAATGAACTTGAAAAACAATCTATAAGTGAATATAATTCTAAATTTCCAAATGGTTATAATTTAACAGATGGTGGCAGAGGATTTACAGATATTAGTGGTAATTTTATATGGAATACAGAAATTTCATTGCCACGAATATACGAACCTCTACCAAAAAGTGACTACACAAAACAGTTGATTTCCAAACAGTTAAGGTCATTCTACAGTAACATTGAAAATTGTGAAAAAAGAATGAAACGAGTACAGGAACAACATTTGACAAAAAAATATGACCGGTTTAAAGATGTAGTAATTGTTGATGAGGATGTTGATAAGTATATTCGTGTTTTAAAAAATAATACGAACAATACCGAATATGTTCGCATCGTCATTGATAATAAAAGAATCACAACTTTTGTAGGAAAACATGAAAAAATAGAAGAAACAATAAATAGAGCAAAACAATTTATATTAGAAATGAAAGAGTGGCAACGTAGCCAAATTGCGGGAATTTCTTTAGAGCCTCATACTACCACCCCATAATGGAAACATAATGGGGGAACACGGTTAATTGCCGTACCCAATGGTAAAAAAGTATAGGGATTAGACAATCCGCAGCCAAGCTCCTAAGTCCGTTATGATAGGATATGGAGAAGGTTCAGAGACTAGACGGTTACGGGTCTTATATGAAGGTTTAATCAACCGGATAAGGCACAAGGTATAGTCCGGCTTCCATGGAGACATAGAAGATTTTCGGAAATGAATTTACATATGCCTCAGGATGAAGAGTCCGAGGCAGAATTAAAAAATTTGGCAGCAGTGCCATACCAAATAATTAGTCCAGCTAATAATGCGTCTATTGTTGGTGTGTTCCAAGATTCATTGCTTGGAGCATATCGATTTACAAGACCAGATATAAAATTTAATCAGCTGGACGCTATGAACTTATTAATGTCCTTTAACAAAATAAACACAAGTGCTTTAAAGAAATCAAAAGAAATAACTAGTTTTGAAATTATGTCACAAATAATGCCACCATTAACTATGAAATTTGGTAATAAATGGTTTGAAGATAGTGGAGAAGAGTATAGTAAATCCAACCATGTTGTGGAAATCGTGGCTGGAAAATATGTCCGCGGACAGATGGAAAAGAGTGTTCTTGGTTCAGGTGGTAATGGACTATTACAGCGTGTATGTAATTACTTTGGAAATATGGCAGCTGCGGATTTCGTTGATAATTTGCAAAATGTAGTAACTGAATACATGAAGACAAGCTGTTATAGCGTTGGTATTAGTGATTTAATAGCTGATAAGAGTACGAACGAAAAGATTGCGGATACAATCACAAATAAAAAGAAGGATGTGAAAAATCTTATAGACCAAACACATCTTGGTATTTTTGAAAACAAAACAGGTAAATCTAATCAAGAAGAGTTTGAAACTCAAGTAACAAATATATTGAATAATGCTACAAACGAGGCCGGTAAAATTGGTCGTGAGAGTTTGGAAAAAGGGAATCGTTTTGTCATTATGGTCAATGCTGGTTCAAAAGGTAGTGATATTAATATTTCTCAGATGATCTCTTGTTTAGGTCAACAAACAGTAGATGGTAAACGAATTCCATATGGTTTTGAAAATCGTACATTACCACATTATACAAAATACGATGACTCTCCAGTTGCTCGTGGTTTTGTTGAAAGTTCATTTATATCTGGTCTTTCGCCTGAAGAATTATTCTTCCACGCAATGGGTGGTCGTGTCGGTCTTATTGATACAGCTGTAAAAACTTCACAGACTGGTTATATTCAGAGAAGACTTATTAAAGGACTAGAAGATTTAAAAGTCGAATATGACATGACTGTTAGAAATAACAAACAAAGAATTGTCCAGTTCAGTTACGGAGACGACGGAATAGATACAGTTCGTGTTGAGAATCAAGTACTTCCTATTGTCGCCATGTCATTAGAGGAATTGTACGCACATTATCATATTCCAAGTGAAACCGATAATAATAATGTATTTATGATTACCTACACAAAAGGAGCAACAAATCGTATGAAAAAACAGAATGATGAATTGGTAGTCAAAACCCAAGGATATATTAATTATATGATTGAAATGCGTGATAAAATCGTAGACAACATATTTCATAACACCTCTAATAAAATGGTCCATATACCAGTATCGTTTAAGACTATTTTGAATAATATTCAAGGATTGCAAAATATCAACAAAAATTCTATGGTAGATATCACTCCATTAGAAACATTCCAATTAGTTGAAAATAATTACAGAAAATTGGAACAGATTTATTATGCACCTCCTACTGAATTGTTTAAGGTAATGTACTATTACTATTTATCTCCTAAGGAACTCCTTCTTGTAAAACGATTTAATCGTAAGACAATTATCTCCATGTTAGAAATGATTACTAGTGTTTACAAAAACGCAATTGTCGCTCCTGGAGAAATGGTTGGAATGATTGCAGCCCAATCTATTGGTGAACCTACTACTCAAATGACCCTGAATACTTTCCATTTTGCGGGTGTAGCATCCAAGTCAAATGTAACTCGTGGTGTGCCAAGAATTGAAGAGATATTATCACTCTCTGAAAATCCAAAGAACCCCTCTGTCACTATTTATTTACCAAAGGAAGAAAGTGGTTCTCGCGAATCTGTACAAAAATATATTTCAGAAATTGAGTATACGAAGATGAAAGAAATCGTGAGTGCTGTTGAAATATGCTTTGACCCAGATGATTTAAATAGTCTTATCGAAGAAGACGAAGATACACTTACACAATACTATGAATTTGAGAACATGGTATCTGATTGTATTGGTCATTCCATAACCGATAATAAAGCAAAGTCAAAATGGATCATTCGATTAGAAATGGATAAAGAATCAATGCTTGATAAGAACATTACAATGGATGATATCAATTTTGCCATTAGTAATAGTTTCGACGATGATGTTCATTGTGTATACTCTGATTATAATTCTGATAAACTGATTTTCCGTCTTCGATTAAATAACATTCTTAGTAAAAAGAAGGGTGGTCAAGCAAATCCATTAGACCAATCTGATGAAATATATATTCTAAAGAATTTCCAAGACAATCTATTGAATAATATTATTCTAAGTGGTGTCAAAAACATATCCAAAGTGGTGATGCGTAAAATAACAGACACTGTTGTTTTGGAAGAAGGTATTTATAACAAACAAGAAAGTTGGGTGCTTGATACAGTAGGTACAAATCTATTAAAGGTATTGAGTTTAGAGTTTATTGATGCTACCAAAACGATTAGTAATGATATTCAAGAAATATATCGTACATTTGGTATTGAGGCTGCCAGAAATGCTATATTCTCAGAATTGACAGAAGTGATTGAATTTGATAGTACTTATATTAACTATCACCACTTAAGTATGTTATGTGATCGCATGTGTTACAAATCCAAAATGATATCAATATTCAGACATGGAATTAACAATGATGATATTGGTCCTATTGCCAAAGCGTCGTTTGAGGAGACACCTGAAATGTTCTTGAAGGCTGCCAGACATGGTGAACTAGACGCAATGCGTGGTGTTTCTGCCAATGTCATGTGTGGTCAACAGGGATATTTTGGTACATCTGCATTCCAAGTATTAGCCGATATCAATGCTATGATGGAACATGAGGTAGACGAATATACAGACGAACCAGATAACATATTAGATGATGCAATAATAGATGGTACAATAATAGATGGTACTAGCAATGATGATAAATGTGGAATCAATAATCTTACTATTAATAATAATGCAATAAATATAAAAAATGTTGACTTGGGACAGGATGATGACTATGAAATAGAGTTTTAAATATGTAATGGTGTGAATAACAATAACAATAAAAATAATAATCAAATAAAATGTATTGATTATTATTAATAATTAAATATATAAATAGTAATCGTATAAATATATTACCACAATACTATAATGTTTGTATATGAAACCATTTTATCTCATATGTTAAATAAAAAATCTATATTAAATACAGGTCGAGTAAATCATATAATCGATCTATTTTCTAGTCATTTTTTATCAACTGTTCCAAAGACATCCAATCAATATTATGAAGTAGGCAAATATATTCAGTTTAAATATTTTATATTTAAAAATTTTATATTAAATCCACTTGCATCTAATATTGAAAAAAATAATATAATAGAGTTTTTTTGTGACATACAAAATAAATATAACGCATTAATTCGTTTTAAACATGTTTTATTAATGAAAACAAAAAAATACTTGGACTATCCAGTTGATTTACAATTTAATGAGTTGGTAGATTTAAAATGTGATTTGAAGATTGATCTTATACACGATGGCATTAAATATCAGTTTTCTATTTCTGATTTAATTCGCATCATTAATACATCATTATCTTATGACGATGAATTTTTTCCAGAACCGACTGTTATAAAAAACCCATGGAACAATAAACCATTTGGCAAACATCACCTCTATAACATATATCTTCGCATTCATTATTCTAATATTACAATGCCTATTTTATTTTATCGTTTTTTTCAAAGCAATTTTAATTTAACACTATTTACTGTGAATAATCAATATATAATTAACCGATATATTATTGAAAATAGTGACAATTTGACAGTTTCTTTGAAATATAATTATATAGTAGAGATGATAGATAATTATAACATGTATGTTAGTAATAAACATTGCCAAATTATTATAAGCAAGGAATTTCCCAGATATTTATTACACAATACATTTAATTCTTATATTAAAAAGTTTTTGTTTGCACATTATTCATATGAAGATGATATTAGAATCATAAATCATAAAAAACTTTTTAATAAGTTAAAAAAATTTAACCAAGAGAATCCCTATTTTGGTAAGTGTATAAAATATGAAAATATTCACAAACTCTACTATATGAGTAAAATGATAGAAAATTCAGATTGTCATGTATTTGGAATACCAAAGTACTTTCCAAAGGCATCTGTAATATGTGTAAATACTCAATCATTTTATATAGATAACATTAACTCCTATGCTAATATTCAACAATATTCTTACTTCCCGTTATTTGAAAATAGAAGTAAACCTTCTAGTAACATAAAGAACAATATATTAACATCCAATGATATATTAGAATTGTTTCATTTTGTAAATAATTATAAATTTACTAGCCTACAGAAAGATATTATTAAAAACAAATATGTTACAGATGAATCGCTTATAAGCCAGAATCATTTAAATATGTTCAGTAATGAAACGAATAGTCAAAACATAACTGTTATGGGAGAACAAGTCCGCGAATTATTAATGAATTTACATAATTTGCAAAATAATATTCGTGAGTTTAATGATGGATTAAGTGACAGTGAAGACGAGTTACACGAGTTACACGAGTTACACGAGTTACACACTTTACATGATGTAGACGATACACAATCAGACACTAGCGAAGAAATAGTATCTATGACGAACGAACAAAATAATACCGTAACAGATAATGAACAAAATAGGTCGACATTTATATTTAATATGGATGAACATGATCGTCGTGATGAATATGAAGAATATTATCGATTTCATACAATAATGGATGTAAATGATGATACATTAGATGGTTTTAACACACCACCACAAGATAACGAGGCCGAATTATCTGAAGATTCTGCATTATAGGAAATAATCTAGTTACAATAATCTACTTACAAAAATGATATAATATTAGAAATTAAATATTATATCAAGACAAATGATTTTTATTTTATTTTATTTTATTCGACTAATTTTAATTTTTTAGTTAATTTTTTTCCATTTTTTCCACTTGCTACATTGTTTGACGGTTCGTCTTGTAATTGAGCAATTACATACTCATTGTCATATTGTTGTGTAATATTTGGTTCTACTGTATCATAAGAATTATAAGTAATGAATTTGTTTTTGTTATCTGGTACCAAATTATCAAAATATTCGGGCGACAATAACGATTGTAAAATTAACATTTCATCATTATTTAAGTTATATTTTATATCACTGAACGATAAAAACA